TCACTGTTAAATGATTCTGGGGCACAAGTTAAGTCTATGGTGTCAAAAGGGATCATAAATGCCTATAAAGGTGGGGTAGCCAGTGCAGTAGAGGATAAAACAGGTCATCATACAGCACTGGATAGTCTAGCTATACCACAAAACTTGAAGATGCTAGTCTTGGCAACGAACAATTTGCTAGATAATGCATCTTTTCAAGTGTTACGAAATTCGCAAGATGCATATACAGAGATAATGGCTAAATCTACACAAGGTATGTTAGCTGGAACAGATACGAGGATACAAGCAAGTCAAAAGATGCTAAATGAATTTGCTGCTAAAGGTATAACGACATTTGTAGATAAGTCAGGTAGAAATTGGAATTTAAGTTCATATGCAGAGATGTGTGCTAGGACAGTTAGTTCACATGCCGCATTACAAGGCCACATAGATAGATCACTTGATCTTGGTGAGGACTTAGTAAAGGTAAGTAGTATTGGTACAACTTGTCCAATATGTGCTAGATGGCAGAACGTAGTGTTGTCAATAACAGGCAAGTCAAACAAATATCAGTCAATGGATACTGCTAAGTCAGCAGGATTGTTTCATCCCAATTGTAAGCATACAGTAGGCATGTGGATAGAGGCGTTGGATGGAGAAGGCAAGATAGAATGCAACCCTGTAGACAAGTCGGATTATAGCCAACAAAGGAATGCACTAATTGAACAACAAAGATCGAATGAAAGAAATATTAGGTTGTGGAAGAAAAGAAAAGAGCTGGCGATAACACCTGAGGAAAAAGCTAAAGCAATCAGTAAAATAGGGTATTGGCAAAACACCAACCTATTGCATTGTGCAAAGAATGACTTAAGACGTCAATATGCAAGGGAAGGCAATATGCAAGCCAAGAACGTGATGGTAACTGGAGGAACTACAATAGATCATGAGGAGTTCTTTAAGAAAGTTATTGGATCTGATCCTAAACCACTGTTTCACCAACTAAAATACAACTTACAATACTTTGGTAGTGATGATGTACAGTATGATAAGTGGTTAAAAGAAGAAGTAACATCAATGGATCAACTAAATGTAGATATGTCTTACTTAAAGGATAAGAATAATAAAGAATATACACCTACGTCTATGTACAAGAAATATATAGGAGATAATCCGGGTACCGACTTTGCTGAAACAACAATGTATGGCAAAGGAACAAAAGAGTACAAGAATGCATACAGCAAGTGGTTAGTAGATCAAGCAAGTGAAATAGGGGTAGGGTATAAGATCAAACCTAAGTTTAAGGAGATCATAGAAATGGTGCCTTATGAAGACTTTGGTTTATCAGCTACTGTATTTTATAAAAAATATCATGATGGAGCAAGCCCTACTGTAGTATTCAAGGAGTTGGTCAATGAAGGAATGGTTGGCAAAGGTGATTATGCAAAGTGGCTAACTACAAGTCAAAAGATATTGATTCAAACAGGTATTAAGAAGACAGTACCATATGATAACACAACAGTTCAAAAGGCTGCTACAGTGGTTGTTAAAGCTAAAGTATCTATTGATGATGCTAAGATAGCGGCATATAAGCTAGATCTAGATCAAAAAGTATCTGGATTGTATTCAGGATCAGCAATGGTAAAGAAAGCATCAGTTGCATTAGAAGAAGCAAAATCTACAGGAAACGTACCTGATATTGATTGGGCTAAAAAGAAGTACATGATAGCAAAAGAGTATGACATAGCAATAAACACAAAAAATGCTAAAACTTACAGTGAAGAAGATTTAAAGTCTAAGATAAATGATGTCAAGAAAACATGGGTAACCCTAGTTGATGCAAACGTTCCATACTCTGTAATTCAACATCATGAGGTAAAAACGAAGGTATGGGAAGATCAATTAAAATTCTTACAGTCAGAAAAGAATAAAATAAACGTTGATCAGATGGCAGCTAAAATTAAGCTTAGAGCTATCCAAGATGCAGAAATTATGAAAGGCGGAAGCTCAACATTCAGTACAAATGATGCGGTAATAAAAGCTTGTAGGGATATGCCAAGAAGAGGCAGGTCAGAAATTAAAGATGACTTGAGCAATAGTTTTTTGGATACAGTTAAACAGTTTGATGATAGTATTACTTTAAGCAATTCAAAAAGTAAAACTAAATGGGATACTTCAGATCATAGGCAAGCTGCTGATAAAGGAACTACAAGAATAAAACCATTACAAGCACTACATGATTACACATCAGGATCAATGCCACATAATCTTGCATTTAAAGATAATAAGTCAGCCAATCAATACTTTGAAAATAGATCAAGATACACTAGGGAACAAGCACAAGCAGTAGATAAGAAACTTGATAAAGTGTTTGAAGCAGAAAAAGGACTTGAATATGATACAGTTCTAAGACATGGCAACAATGCCGATGCAATATACTCCATGTTAGGCGTTGACGATACAGATTATGATAACTTTACTACTGAGCTATTTCAAGATAGATTAAAAGCGATGAATAAAAATTCATTAAGTGGCATAAATCAAATAGTTCAAGAAAAAGGATACCTAAGTTGTTCACCTTTCTCTGATGAAGGTTTTACAAGTAAGACAGTAGAACTTAGAATATTAACACATAAGGGAACAAAAGGAACCTATGTAGATTCTATGGCTTATTATAGTGGTGAATATGAAACACTACTAAAGAGAAACCAAACATTTAGGTATGTTCAAGGGGTGTATAGGGACCATAGTGATAGTGTGATGACACAAATGTATGAAGCAGAAAGGGAAGCGAATACAGGCTCAAGTGGTGAATACATCATATACATGGAGGCAGTTCCTGAATAAGTGAAAATAGTAGTGTACAAATCAAGTGGGATGTAGTATAATGATACTGACCAAAGTAAAAGGAGGTTAACATATGTCAAAAACAGGATATGAAAAAGGTGGCAACGGAGGAGTTCCGGGATTACTGCTAAACAGTGATCTAACTTGTAAGGATTGTGTTTTAGTTTACACACCGGATGAAAACGTAGGAACATGTGCTAGATTTAGCATAAAACCAGCAACTGTATTAGAAGGAGGCGAATGTGATGCAAAAGTCAATGAGTAACAGAATAAAAGGAGCTTTGTATGCATTCGCAATCGGTGATGCAATGGGAGCAACTACAGAATTTATGTATCCACCAGCAATAAGAAAGAAATACGGTGAAGTAAAAGACATTCTAGGTGGTGGATGGCTAAACATCGAAAAAGGTCAAGTAACAGATGATACCCAAATGACCTTAGCAGTATGTGATGCAATCGAAAGAAGTGATGGTGTACTTAGTCTTTTAAACAATTGTTGTGACAACTTTACAAAATGGTTTGAACAACACCCAATTGATGTAGGTAATTGTTGTAAGAAAGTTATAACATCATGCAAAGGTAAAACAAATGATCAATGGATAAGGTATTCAAACAACCCAATAAGCTTAGGAAATGGTAGCCTTATGAGATCATTGCCTATGGTATTAAGTGGTCAATCTGATGAAATAACGAGGTTACAGGGTAGGCTGACACACGGCAACTCAGTATGTGACAATGAACTAACCATATACAGACATGTTATTAGGATGTGCTTACGAGGAAATGAGAAGTCTGTTGAAGAGTTATTCCTCAAACCAATCATGGAACCCTATGGTCATGTTACAAATACACTTTACAATGCAATACATTGGGCTATAAAATGTGATTCACTTGAGGCCGCTATAATGTGTGCAGTAAACATGGGTGGCGATGCTGATACAATAGCAGCAGTAACAGGCAGTATAGTTGGCTCAATATACGGCTATGATGCGATTCCACAAAGATGGATTGATCAACTCAACCCAGGAATCAAAAAAGAACTTGATCATTATGCAAAATTATTTATTAAAATGTATAAATAGGTATGTACATTCCTCGTGGATATGTTATAATGTACATATACCAATTAACTTATAGCTGTCTAGGAGGACAATAATATGTATGAAGAAATTAAAACAGGTAAATTATTCAATATAATCATAGGAGGCCCAGCAACACTGGGATACGGAGCTTCAAAAGGTGTACTAATCAAACAAGTTGGAAGCAAATCGGAAAAAGAAATGCTAACAAAAACCTTTGAAAAGAACTTCAAACAAATAATTTAATCATAGCATTAAGGTAAGGCTACCAGATAATGGTGGCTTTTCTTGTGTATAGAGATAGTTTTCAGATGAAATAGTCCAAACCTGCGACGATAAAGGCTGAGATTATGAAGGTCCTCATACCTTAACATGTGAATCGAAAGGAGTAAGTAAAATGGAAAAGAAGGTAGTATTAATTATTGGTCAGGGTTTTAGTGGTCGCAAGGCGATTGCGATGAATTTACAGTTCTTTGCTGAGATAGGTGATGTGGTAACAGCTAACGCTGAAACACTTGGTGCTGATGATACAACTAAGGCAACATTCACAGAACTATCAGATAAGCTAAAGGGTCTAGGGTATGATGTTTTGCTAAATCAAAGAGATAAAGCTGAATTTATACCATCATCTAGATTAAGTGAAGTGGTTGGTCAAAGGGAAACATTTAAACAGCAAGCTGAGCAAGCAAACATCGAGTTGAATAAACTTAAAGGTCAAACAGGGATGAGTGATGCAGCTTTGTTACAAATCAATGGATTGATAACACAAAACGAGGAATTGCTTACACAATTGCAGGACGCAAACGTAAACCTACAAATCATTTCATCTGCAAATGATGCTATTAATCCTAAGGATGTACTTCCTTTCATTGATATGAAGGCTGTTAAGTTGGACAAGCAAGGAAATGTAGTTGGTGGTGTAACAGAAGAAATTGCTAGAATAAGAGTTGAAAAACCCTACTTATTCAACAAGGTTGCAACCCCTCCTGCTAAAGGCGGTTTTGATGCAAGTGGCGCACCATTAGTAAGCGGAACACAAAAGTCTGATATGAATGCCGCAATTAGACGAGCTGCTAATGGTCCAGCAAGAAGTTTTAACTAATAAGGAGGAAACAAAATGAAAAAGATGAAATTGAACATTAGATTTTTTGATGTTACAGCTGGAACAGTAATTGATAGAACCGGCGCAGAGGCTTTAATCCCAGAGGATGCCTCAAGAGAGATTATTCAAGGAGTTCCAAAGTATTCTTGTGTAATGCAAGTAGCTACAAAGGCTCCAAACATGTCACGTAAACAAAGAAGAGTACCAGTACTTAGTACATTGCCTATGGCTTATTTCGTAGACGGTGATACAGGATTGAAACAGACAAGTGAACAAGCATGGGGTAATAAATACTTTAATGCAGAAGAACTTGCTGTTATTATTCCTATTCCAGAAGCAGTACTTGATGATACTGACTATGATATTTGGGGCGAAGTTAAGCCACGTATTATGGAAGCAATTGGTATCGCTTTTGATCAAGCTGTTTTGTTTGGAACAAATGCACCTGCATCATGGCCAGTAAACATCCTTGCATCAGCTGTAGCATCAGGTAAGGTTGTTGTATTAGGAACAGGCGTTGATCTTTACGATGATTTATTAGGTGAAGACGGTGTTATTTCATTAGTTGAAGAATGTGGTTACATGGCTACAGGACATGTTGCTTCCATGAAAATGAGAAGTAAGTATAGAGGTTTAAGAGATCTTCAAGGTCAGCCACTATTTAAAACAGGTATCCAAGGAGCTACTTCATATGAACTTGATGGTGCACCTATTTTCTTCCCTGAAAATGGTTCTATGGATGATACAAAAGCTTTACAGTTCTCAGGTAACTTCAAACAAGTCCTTTACACAATGAGACAGGATATTACTTACAAGATCCTTGATCAAGCTGTTATTCAGGATTCAACAGGTAAGATTATTTATAACCTTGCTCAGCAAGATATGGTAGCTTTAAGAGCTGTTATTAGAGTAGCTTGGCAAGTACCTAACCCAATTAACAGACTTGATACAAACGAGTCTACACGTTACCCTATCGCAGTATTAAAACCAACAGTATAGTTGGTGTAAGGAGGGGCTTCGGCCCCTTTATTATTAGATGAGGAGGAAACAGTAATGAAAGTAGTAATGTTAGTAAGTACAGCATACAAAGGCTTTAAAAAAGTGGGAGAAGAAGTTGATATTCCTTCAGACTTTGCAGATAGATGGATCAAAAATGGTATAGCTAAGTTCTTGCCACAAGAAATGGAAGAAGTATTACCAACACAAACACAAGAGCTAGTTCAAGAACCAATTCAGGAACAAAAAGCAGAACCAGCACAAGAGCCAGTGTTGCCAGAGGCAGTTGATTATTCAACACTAAAAGCAATAGACTTATATAAATTGTGTATTGAAAAAGGCTTAACAGTTGAGCAAAAGCTTTCCAAAGAAGCATACATTGCACAGCTTAATGCATTAGCAACATTGTAGGAGGTGTAAAATGTTTATAGACATTGTAACTTCACCAGATGTTGCATTATTTACGGGTAAAGAAAACCCTGAAAATGTAGCTGTTTTAATCTCAAGGGCATCTGAGATCATAACTATTAAGACAAAACGGAACTATGATCCAACAAATGAAAGTCATGTAGAGGTTGTAAAACTTGCTATATGCGCTCAAGTTCAAGATTGGATAGATAGGGAAGTAAGTGCTGTGGCAGACAATAACGTTTCTAGTTATAGTTTGGGATCGTTATCTGTAACATATGCAACTAATGATATTGCCCAAAACAGGCTATGCAGATTATCTACTATGTATCTAAATAGTCAATATTTGCTATACAAAGGAATGAGGTGATGTAATGAAGCTAAGTGGCTTACCCGGGTTAACAAAAACTAGTGTCAAGATTGACTTAACATCTTCGAATACTGATAAGAACGGATCAAATGTGGCTCATAACTCATTCAACACAGATGTTAGATTTGAAGATAGTAATTTTGTAACTTATACAACTGAAGGCAAGAAGGTAACAGCCAAACAAAAGGTATTTACTTTCAATCATTTAAACGACTTCCCTGAGAAGGTCACAGGCTTTGTTACAAGTGGTACAACTAGGTATGAAATAGTTGGTTGCACTAAACTTAGGAACCCTGATAGCACACTGAATCATATTGTATTGGAGTTGATTTAATGGCTGTTACAGTAGTTATGAATAAAGGTGCTTTGGCAAAAATTAAGCTGGCACAATATACAGCAATGAGAAAAACAGCAGCTAAGATATTAGCAGAAAAGATTGATTCACAAGAAATACCAATGTACGAAGGAACGTTACAAAACACGTTTACAGATGTAGATGAAAGAGCAGTAGCCTTGGGAACTGTAAAAATAACTACAGAAGGTCCTTATGCAGAACGTCTTTATTACAACCCACAATACAACTTTAATCATGAGTTTAATGTAAATGCGAAAGGTGAGTGGTGGGAGGATTGGTTAACAGGATCTAACAAAGATAGAGCAAGTAAGTTGTTTGAATACTTCTACAAAGAATCAGCAGGAGGATTAATATGATTACAATGGGAACTTATTCAGTGTATGAATATATGGTAAGTAAATTTCCTGATGACGAATTGCTGTTAAAGAATGGTGCTATTGATAGTAATGTAGAACAAAGCATTGGTATTTTCCTTGCACCTGATTCAAGAGGCGGTGATGGATTATCTCTAGGAGGAATTGCTTGCACATTAGTGAGGATGCTACCTGTAACGATAAAAGTCAGGTGGACACAGAATCAAAAAGAGTGCAACGACAAAGCGATAGCTATTTACAACATGATGCTAGAGCAAGAATGTAACTTTACAGTAGGCGATGCAAGCATAGCAACAATTCAATTGTTAGATAGTACGCCTAGGTCACTTGGAAGAGATGATAAGAATGTTTGTGAAATGGTTATTAGAGCAAACTTCTATTATTATATTTAATATTATAAGGAGGAATACGAATATGCACAAAATGAAAATTAATCCTAAGTTTTTTGCTGATAGTGCTAAAGGACAAGTTTATCCTGTCCACAATAACAAGTTCTTCATTAACATCGCAGGTAGAACTGGTATTGCTGATACAATTATCAGAGGCATGGAAAACTTTAGCCCATCTATTGATGGAACAGTTGAAAGTTGGAGCCCAATGGATGAAGGTGGTTGGGTAAGAAATTCAATCACAGGTAAAGGACTTACAATTAGTATGTCAGGTAAAAGACAATATGGCGATATAGGTAATGACTATGTTGCAGGTATGATGTTAAGTACTGGACCTGATGCGGAATCACAATTCATTTGGGAGTTTCCATCTGGAGCAACACTTGCTTTTGATTGTGTTCTTAATGTAACAAAGCCAGCAGGTGGTGATACTACAAATATTGATGGACTTGAGTTTGACATCCTTTCTGATGGAAAACCAGTCTTTACAGCAGCAGTAGTTACGCCTTAAGATGTAACACATTAATCAAAGGCACTAGCTAAATGTTGGTGCCTTTTTATTATTCAGGAGGAATAAGATGGCAAACGTATACGATTTATCCAAATATTTATCAGAAGAAAAAGCTAAAATAATTGTTGGTGAAGACACATATGAAATTGATGATAGTTTTAACACCATGATAGAGCTGGACGCACTGGCTGCAAGAAAAGATGAAATGTCATTTCCAGTATTCATCAAGGAGTTCTTTGAAACCACACTTGATAAAGATCAAGCAGAGGCACTCATGAAAAAGAACTATCCTATGAAAGTTTATACAGCTATAATGGAGTCGATAAACGACAACATGTCAAACAATCAAGATGCTAGCGATTCAACACCCAGGTGAAACGTGGTATGATTTTTATGAGGACTGGGATCTTATCGAATCAAGCATAGCTCAACAATACGGGATAAGAATACGTAAAGAGCTAAAGACTATAAAGTGGAAAGAGGTAAAAGTTTTACTAACAGGTTTATTACCTGATACCCCTTTAGGAAAAGTAGTAGAGATGAGATCAGAAAATGATAAAAATACTCTTAAGAATTATACACCTACAATGAATGCAATAAGAAACAAGTGGCGAAACAAACAAGCAAAAGAACTTTTGAAGAATGAAGAGGCTTTAAACAACACATTCTTGGATATGGAAAGATCATTTGCATCTATGTTTGGTAGTAAATAAAAGTAAGGAGGTGCTTAATATTGTCAACCGTCGGTACTATTTCATTAGGCTTGTCTCTTAACACAAAGAACTATGATAGGCAAGTCAATAACATCCAAAGTAAAACATCAAAGTCATTCAATACTATGTCAATAGCAGTAGGAAACATAGTAGCTAACATGGCTCAAAAAGCGGCAATGTCTATGGCAGGCTTTGTTACAAGTAGTTTAAAAGCAGGTTCAGATTTAGCTGAGTTACAAAATGTAGTTGATGTTGTATTTACTACGATGGCAAATAAGGTCGACGGTTTTGCAAAGTCCGCACTAACAAGCTACGGATTAACCGAGATACAGGCTAAAAAGATGGTAGGAACATATGGTGCTATGGCAAAAGCATTTGGTTTTACTGAAAGTCAATCATATGACATGTCTACTGCATTAACAGGACTAGCAGGTGATGTATCATCATTTTACAACATATCGTCAGATGAAGCGAACACAAAGTTAAAGTCAGTATTTACTGGTGAAACGGAATCATTAAAGGAGTTAGGTGTTGTAATGACACAAGCAGCTCTTGATGCATTTGCCTTATCTAAAGGGTACTCAAAGACAACAGCTTCTATGACAGAACAAGAGAAAGTAGCACTAAGGATTGCATTTGTACAGCAACAATTATCAGCTGCATCCGGTGACTTCTCTAGAACTAGTGAATCGTGGGCTAATCAGACGAGGATACTTTCTGGTCAGTTCATGATATTAAAAACAGCAATAGGACAAGGTTTGATAGCTGCTTTGGCACCAGCATTAAAGGTAATAAATGCCTTGATGGGAAAGCTAATTGGGTTAGCAAATGTGTTCAAATCATTTATGGATGCAGTTACTGGAGGAAGTACAGGGGCTGCTGGAGCGGCTATGGCATCTATTGCAGATGCTACAGGACAAGCAAGTGATAATCTTAGTAGTATGTCAGATACAGCAGCTGATACTGCTAAATCGGCAGCTGCAACAGCTGAATCACTAATGGGTTTTGACAAGATACAAAAGCTTAGTGATAACTCTTCAAGTGGTGCAGATGGATCAAGCGGTATTATACCTATAGGTAGTTCAGCATCAGTAGGATCTGGTTCATCACCTCAAGAAGTAACTCCCCCAAACACAAGTGCTTTTACTGACTTTATATCTAAGGTGTTGGATCCTTTAAAAGTTATAAGTTTTGGTAATTTATTAAAAGGGTTGGATGAGTTAAAGAATGCATTTAAACCTTTGACAAGTACATTGTTTGATGGTTTATCTTGGGCTTATACAAACGTGTTAGTTCCATTGGCTCAGTGGACGATTGAAGATCTGATACCAGCGTATTTCCATTATTGGTCAGGAATCATGCTAGTGTTTAACTCAGTGTTAGTTGCTTTACAACCGTTAGCTACGTGGTTATGGGATTCATTTTTAGCTCCATTAGCTAGTTGGACAGGCGGTATGTTAGTAGCTTATATTAGTGGATTAGGTGATGTATTAAAGGTAATATCAACATGGATAGACAACAACCAAAAAGCTTTTACTGCAATAGTTATAACTATAGGAGCTTTTGCACTTGCTTGGAAAGGCATTGAGTTAGCTCAATTTATTGTAAATGCAGGTGGCATCGCAGGAATGATCGGTAAAATTACTTTAGCTTTAAAAGCTTGCACAATAGCAAAGTTGGCTGATAAGATAGCAACTTTACAGATATGTGCAATGTATGCAAAAGATTTTGTAGTAAGCATAGCTAGCACAACAGCTGCATTAGTCACAAGTGGAGTACAATGGATAGCTAATAAAGCAGTAGTAATAGGGTCAACAATAGCAACAGTAGCTGCAACGGTAGCCACATCAGCATGTGCAGTAGCTACATGGGTTCTTAATGGGGCATTGGCGGTGTTAACAAGTCCTATACTTTTGATAGTGCTTGCTATAGCAGCAGTAATAGCCATCATAGTTTTGTTAGTAACGCATTTTGATGTTGTTAAGGCAGCCGCAGCAGCTACATGGCAGTTTATAGCCGACATAGCTATTGGTATTTCAGTTTGGCTTTACACATACGTAATAAAACCTGTACTTGACTTTTTCCAGTTCTTATGGAATGGAATAGTTGCAATATTTAGTGGAATAGGGTCATGGTTTAGTGAAGTATTTACTAATGCATGGAATGGAATACTCAGTGCTTTTTCAGGTATGGGAGGCTTCTTTGTAGGATTGTGGCAAGGAATACAAAATATATTTGGAGGAGTAGCTTCATGGTTTGGCAACATATTTGCTAACGCATGGCAAGGAGTAAAGAATGTCTTTTCAACAGGCGGGGAGATCTTCTCTGGAATAACTGATGGAATAGGACAGTTCTTTAAGACTACAGTAAATGCTATAATTAGCGGAATGAACTGGCTTATCTCTAAACCATTTGATATGGTCAATGGAATGCTTAACAGAATAAGGAACGTATCGTTTCTAGGTGTTTCACCATTTGAATCAATGTGGGGTTACAATCCTATACCAGTTCCAAGAATACCAATGCTTGCACAAGGTGGTTATGCTAAGGCAAATCAACCTAAGCTAGCAATAATTGGTGATAACAAAACTAAAGGAGAGTTTGTAGCTC